CTGGTCGGCGAGCCGATCGTCCCGCCGACCGCCTCGGTGTACGTGCTCGAAAAGGCCGACGGGGGGATGGAGTCCTGATGTCGGTCCAAGCCATCCCGGGCGCCGACCTGAAGTCGATCGACGAGGCTCTCGCCGTGTTCCAGGCCGACATGCCGACCCTCGTCAAGAACAGGGACGGGCAGGCCGGCAACCAGAAGACGAAGTACGCCGACCTGGAGCAGGCCAACGAGGTTGTGCTGTCACGGCTCAACGCGCTCGGCGTGATCTACGTCTGCACGCCGACGCTGCTCGATGACGGCAAGTTCGTCCTCGCCTACGAACTCAAGCACGTCCCGTCCGACACGGCGAAGGTCGGCCGCTGGCCGCTGAAGTTGTCAGAGAATCCGCAGCACATGGGTAGCGCGACATCCTATGGCCGGCGGTACGTGCTGCTCGCCGTCACGGGGGTCGCCGCCGAGAACGAGGACGACGACGGCGATGCCGCCAGCGGCCGTCAGACCGCCCAGCGGCGGCAGCCACAGGCACGCACCGCCCCGGGTGGGCGGACGGCTCAGCGTGCCCCACGACCGGCGCGTGGCGCCCCGCCGCCGCTGCCCGGCGAGGACCCCGACGGACCGGTGGGAGCGGATCAGCACGGCCACATGCGCGCCCTGTGGCGCGAGCTCGGCTACGACGGCGACGAGAACCGGGATCAGCGGCTCGCGATCACCGCGAAGATCCTCGGCCTACCCGATCTGGAAAGCAGCGCCGACCTGACCCGCGCGCAAGCCGACACCGTGATCGACGCGTTGAAGGAACGCAGGCGGCGCGTGACCTCGGACGCCGACGCATGAGTTGGACGTTGCCGGCGAAGGACGGCGCCACCGGGCAGATCCCGTACGAGCTGCTGCGCTGCACCTGCCGCCACCTGTCCCCGGTCCACACGCTGACCACGAACGGGCGCCGCGGCGTGTGCACCGGCGCGGCGTGGTGCAAGTGCGAGGGATTCACCGAAGCCAAGGAGAGGTCATGAACCGGACCATGTTCACGCAACTCAGCTACGACGGCGACGAGCTGACCGGCGTGCTGTTTACCCAACTCGCCGAGGGCGAACTGCGCGAGAACCAGTTCTGGATCTCGCGCGAGGAGGCACAGGATGTCATCCGGATGCTCGCCGAGGCGTTCGACATGTACGAGGTCATGGCCGCCGTCGACAACTATCCGATCGATGCCACATGAGCCTGTTCAAAGGCCGCGCGCCGGTCGTGGTCGAGCACACCGTGCCACCCCCGGACATCGTCGACACCGACGAAGCCACCCACCTCGAGCAGCAGGCCCGGCTGCGGCACGCCAACCGGCTCATCGACCGCACCCTGACCGCGCAGTCGCTGCTGTACCCGGAGGACCGCAACACCGAACTGGTCAACCTGTGCCTGGAGTTGCGGGCGACGTTGCGCCCGTCCGAGCCGGATATCCCGAGGCGGTCGTGATGAGCTTCGACCTGCCGGGTGGCGAGTCCATGGCGGCCGCGCTGCGCCGCGCCGAACAGGAACGCGACAGGGCGCTGGCCGAGGTGTCCGGCGTCCGTGCATCACTCGCCGAGCTCGCGGACGAAGTTGAAGACCTCAAGCGAACGCTCGCCATGCGCACCGGGCAACTGATGGCGGCGACCCGGGAACGCGACCTGGCCCGCGCCGAGTTGGAGTCCGCGCGGCAGGAGTTGGACGCGGTACGGGCCACGGCGGCCGAGCGGTCCACCGACAAACAGTGGGTTTGCGGACGCTGCGGCTACATGAACACCGGCGGCGGCATCTGCAGGCACTGTGGACGAATCCACGTCCCACGCCGTCGCTTCTTCTCGGCGGCCGAGCCCGAACCCGAGACGGGAGACGGGACGTGACCTGCCCGACGACGCCGTACGGCCGGCCGTGGTGCGCCGAACTGCTCGTCGACTGGATGGCCGCGATGGGCACCGAGGTCACCGTCAGCACCGCGCCGCCGATCGTGGTCGGCCCGTACACCGTCGACCCGTTCCGCTGCCCGCACGGTGTCACCTACTGGATCGAACCCACCGGCGAGCAGATCTGCGCCTGGGTCGAGGCGGGAGTGGAGTGATGCGGCCGTCGCTTTGCCTGCCATGCCAGGAAGAGCGCCTGCGATGGCTCGACACCAAGCCGTCGCAGATGTTTCCCAGGTTCGGTTTCGCCCACGGCTCCGGCGCCCGGTACGACACCAGTGTGGCGGGAGTGCGCGACGCCTGGCGGGCACGGCACGAGAAGTGGCGGGCGCTGGTCCGCGAACAGATGGCCCTGATTGCTGGCCACTGCCGGGCGGCCGGTCATTCGACTCCCTTGGTTGCGCCCGCCGTGGTGCAGCTGGACCTGCTCGAGCTAATCGGAGGCCCGCCATGACGCAGCCGCACCCGCCGCATCCGTTCGTCGCCGACCCGAACCTGCCCGCCGACCACCGCGGCCGCCGGGTGTGCGCCGCCTGCCACCTGCTCGGCCGGCCGTGTTGTCCACAGCCACAGTCCACAGTTTGTGGGGTGTCGTGAGTGAACCCCCGCCTCTATTCACTACCCAGCCCCCCGCCCGAGGGAACGCCATGGCCGCCGCCGGGATGTCGCCTCGCGCGCGGTGATGGTCCCGCGAAGGCCGAGTACGAGAAGCACATGCAAAGCGCGAAAGCGATAGAGAGCGCGTGGCAGCAGCGGCCGAGAGGACGAAAGAAGTGAATGAACTAGCGCGTCTGGCAGATGCGACGAAAGCGCTGGCCGAGGTATCGACAGCCAGGGATGCGTGGACATTGGTCCGCACGGCCGAGGCTGCGCGCCGGTACGCCGAGATGCAGGGGCTCGGCCACGAGGCGATCAACTACGCCACCGGCATCAAGGCGAAGGCGATGATCCTGCTCGCCGACTTCGTAGATGCCGGTCAGGCCGACGGGACAGTCCGGGAGCGTGGGCGGCCGGAAAATGTGGACGGCGACCACATTTTCTCACTGCCCGAGTTGCTTGGCACCGAGGATTCGCAACAGGCCCGCGACGCCGTACGGAACGCGCGCCGCCTGCGCGATGCGCTTGCTGGGGCTGATGTGGACGCGCTCATCAAGGCGGCCAACGCCGAGGGCGACGACCTCGGCCTGCGCGGCTTGCGTCGGGCCGCAGCGGTCCAGCGGGGACCAGCCCCTGTCGCTGAGCCCGTGCCGCCACCGCCGGGCCGGTATCGCTGCCTTGTCATCGACCCGCCGTGGCCGATGCCGAAAATCGACCGGGACGTGCGACCGAACCAGGGCCGCGCACTGGACTACGCCACGATGACGCCCGACCGGCTGGCCGACGAGGAGTGGCTTCCGGTCCGCACGTCCGCTGACGAAGACTGCCACATCTACCTCTGGGTCACGCACAAGTTCCTACCGCTCGGGCTCGAGCTGCTGGAGAAGTGGGGCTTCGGCTACCAGTGCGTCATGACGTGGCGCAAGAACGTCGGCATCACGCCCTACTCGTGGATGTACGACACCGAGCACGTGCTGTTCGGCCGCCGCGGCAACCTGCAACTCACGCAGCTGGGTCTGCGGCTGTCCTTCGACGCGCCCGTGACCGGGCACAGCGTCAAGCCTGACGTGTTCTATGACCGGGTGCGTGAAGCAAGCCCCGGCCCGCGGCTCGACATGTTCCCCGGTGTCGCGCACGACGGATTCGAGCCATGGGGACTGGAGGCAAGTCACCGTGTCGACGTATGAGGAAGACCGCGCGTGGGCGGATAAGTTCATCCCTCACCAGATGGAGATCGCGCGGAAGGTCGTCCGCCTTGATGTAGGCCCCATTGAGGAAGACCTTCGGCGCAACACCGACTTGACACTCCGCACCCTGATGGACCTGCCCAAACTCGGCAGGCCACTCAGGTTGTCGCTGAGGGTTCGGCGCCGAGAATATGCCAGCCGGTATGCCGATCAGTTCACGGTCCGCCTGAGCCGCCCGTCCGGTGTCACGACCGAAATGGGCAAGCTGCGTAGCGGATTCGGCGACCTCACGGTGTATGGCTTCGAATCCGAGCCAGGCAGCGATCGCATGCACCCGTGGTTCCTCGCCAACGCCGAGATGTTGCGCGACTACATCAACCGCGGCGGCTACTACGAGGTCAAGGACAACAAAGACGGTAGCAGTCAACTCGCGGCCGTCTACCTGGGTGACATGCCACTCGGATTCATCCTGGACTCTGCAGGCCTCCCCCTCTTGGACGCCAACCGCATCTGGGAACGATGCCGCAAGTGCTGGTGGTGGAAAGCTGATGGCGGTGTGGTCGTACCCACCGCAGACCTCGGTCATTCGCCGCTCGGCATGCATCTCACCGAGCCGCCCGACGCCATAGCCGGCGTAGGACGCTATTGCCTCGCCTGTGGTTTCTGGTGGCGATCCGGTTGGGTCATGTCGACAACTGCGCCACGGGTTCAGGTCTAGCCGCATGTCTCCGTGGTTCAAGGTGGACGACTCGTTCCACGCACACCCCAAGGTGCTCGCGACCGACGCAGACGCGCTCGGCCTGTGGGTAGTCGCTGGGGCCTGGTCCAGCTCGCACCTCACCGACGGGTTCGTGCCTGATCACGCCTTGCCGCGGCTACTCCCGGGCTCAGCAGATTTGCCTCGGAAGTTGGTGGCCGCGGGTTTGTGGCGCAAGGTGCGAGGCGGCTACCAGTTCCACGATTGGGCGGACTTCCAACCAAGCTCGAAAGAAGTCAGAGAGCTGCGGGAAAAACGGGCCGAAGCAGGCCGCAAAGGTGGCGTGACCAGCGCACGCAACCGAAGCAACCGCCGGAGCACTAGCTCAAGCAAACCCGAAGCACGTGCTTCGCCGCCGCTTGAACCCCCGACCCGGCCCCTTCCTTCTACGAAGGAAGGAAGGGGCGGCGGTGCGCAATGCAGATTTCACCAAGGCCAACCCGCGCACAACTGCGCGCTGTGCCGATCCGAACAACTCGCCGACCAGGAGCCCACGTGACCCGGCATCGCACCGTCGACACCGACCGCACCGCCCGCGAACGGCTAATCGACGACCTCATCCGCGAACGGTGGGCGCCGCTGCTGCCACCACCCAAGCCCCGCCCTCGGCGAGCCGACGTGGCGTTGATGCCGAAGCGGCATCCCGGCGCACGCCCCACCGGCACCGGCTGGCCCGAGGTGACTCGATGAGCAATGCCACAGCCCGACTACGGGACCTGATCACGGCGGAACTCGACCGACAAGGTGTCACCCAGGTTGAGCTCGCGGCCCGCATCGGCCGCAGCCAGAAACATGTCTCCTGCACCTTGACCGGCGCATCCGGTCTCGGTTTGAACTTGGCCGAACGGATGCTTGACGCGCTCGGCATGGACTTGGTGCTGACCATCGAACCGCGCGAGACGAGGACGGACCCGAGGTGACCGCGTGAAGTCGACCTACGAGCCCGTCGCACGCGCACGGCCGACCGCACCCCACGTCACGCGCCGGCAACTCGAGATCCTGCGGCTCATCGCCGACGGCCACAACGACCACCAGATCGGTGAACGGCTGAACATCAGCCACCACACCGTCCGGCTGCACAACTCGGCGATGTACGCCGCACTCGAAGCGACCGGCCGCGCCCACGCCGTGGCGATCGCCTACCGCACCGGCCTACTCAACACGGATGCCCGTTCCGCCCAGCGCCGCACCGACGGCACTAGCACGCACCCCGGACGTCCCAACCCCGCAGAGACCGCCACAGCCCCACAGGAGACCCGATGAGCGACACTCATGGACTCTCGTGGGAACAGGTCGACGGACTCATCTCGCAGACCCACCGCGAATACCCGCGCGATAGCACCGCCGCCAGCCTGGCAGAAGCCACCAGCCGCCTCCGTACCGAGCTGACCGGCGCGATTCGGCTTCTGCATCGGACCTACGGCCCTGGCCTGCCACTCGCGGACCTCGCCGACGAGATCGCCCGGCAGGACAGGTTCCACCCATCCGGCTACCCGGCAACCCGCGACGGCGTCTTCCTAGGAATCACCACCGCCGTGCACGAACTGGACCGGGAAGCGATCGACGCCTGGCGCAGCGACCGCTGCCGCTGCGAAACCCCGCTCTGCGGGCATGCCGACTGGGGAACCACCCGCGGCGAGATGCTCCAAGCTGCCGCGATCATCATGCGAACGATCCGCTCGATCGATGACACGACCTCACGCCCAAGGACCGCTGAAAAGCCCGTGGACGACCAGCCGATAGTCAACACCGACCCGCCAAGCGTCCGATGCCGCATGTGTGGCCGCCGCGCCCGCTGGGATGGGCCTCGCTGGATCACCTGCCGCCGATGTTGCTGGTCGTCGAGCGACCCCCGCCGTACCGGCATCTGGTGGCACATTCGAGTCTGGATCGGCCGCTGATGACCGGTGAGGGGCGTCGGGACCTGCGCCGATACCGGCAAGGCGCAGGCAAAATCCCGAAAACCCACCGCGCCGCCGACTACAGCAACGGCCGCAAAGGCGGCTGCGCCATCACCGCGCTCGTCCTGGCGGCAATGCCCGCGGCCGGCGTGTGGGCCCTGATCGAACGGCTGGTGAGCTGACGTGAGTGGAGCCGATCACCTCGACGACATCATCGACGAACTCCTCGTCCTGTGGCCCGCACTACCCGCCGCACTCCCACGCGACGCCGGCACCTCATCCGGGGAACGCGTCACCCAATCCGAGAACGTCCACTCCATCCCCCTCAACCCAGACGTCGCCACCGTCATCACCGACCTACAACGCGAGATCCCCCACTGGGCCGCCTGGGCCGCTGAGACGGCCGGAGAAGCCCCAAACCCCGCCCGGGACATCCCAACCCACCTCGCACACCTACGACGCCTCCACGACCGTCTCAACCGGTCCGGCCGCACCCGCGACGCCGCACGCCTACACGACACGGCGCAACGGTGGCGCACCGACGCGCGACGCGCCCTCGGCCTCAACGAACCCGACCGGCCCATCGGCACCGACCACTACTGCCCCCGCCACGACGAACCACTCACCCCGCTCGTCATGCCCGGCCGACACGGCAACCTCCGCTATACCCGCATCGACCCGGCCGGCCGGCCAGTGGACGCCACCGTCGAATGGTCCCGCCTCGAGGTGGTGCTCTGCCGCCACTGCGACGCCAAGTGGACACCCGAGCGGTACATGCTCCTCGGCCGGCTCATCCGCCAAGCCAACCGCGACCGCGCCGCACGCGTCGAGGCCGGCGATGCAGCCTGACCGCCGCCTCATCCCCACCAACATCGCCGCCATCGCACTCGGCGTCACACCCGCCGCCGTCCGCCAACTCGCACACCGCCGCCGACTCACCCGCTACGGCACCCGACGACGCGCCCTCTACGACCTCAACGAGCTGGAAACACTCCGACCGGACACTGAGAGTTGACCATCACCCCGACCTGTGTCACGCTTCCCTGCAGGCGGGAGTCCGCCCAAAGCCCTGGCGTGACAGCCGGGGCTTCGTCGTATCCGGGGAGGGTTCGATGCTCCTCGTCCTACTCGCATTCATCGCGTTCGCCTGCGCCGCCATCCTCGCCGGCATCCAACGTGCGTGGGCTGTCGCGCTCATCGCGGTCGGCCTGGCCCTGGTCACCCTGCCCGGCCTACACCTGGGGTGAGCCATGCCCAGCCGCCCATGCCTCGACTGCAGGCGGCTCACTACCCGGTCTGACTCCCGTTGCCCCACCTGCGCCAGCATCCGCAACAGGCAACGCGGCACACGGCAGCAGCGTGGACTCGGCCGCGACTACGACCGCGCGAGAGAACGGGCGCTGACGGGTGCCACGCACTGCGCCACCTGTGGCCAGCCGTTCACCCCCGATAACCCGGCCACCGGCGGCCACGTCAAGGCCCGCCGCCACGGCGGCACCACCGCTGACGGCATCAAGCCCGAGTGCCAACGGTGCAACTACGGCTGGGAGAAGACCGGCAGTTAAAGTCCACACGCCTGCGGATTGATCCCCGCGGGTAGGAAGCCCTACGTCTCCCGGCGTGGGGCTTCCGCCATTCCGGGAGAATCCGATGGACGAACGTCTCTGCGTGACTGAAGACTGCCAACGCCCGGCCCGCAAGAGGAACCTGCGCTGCGGTCGGTGCTGTCACGCGCTCTGGCCGGACGACCCCGAGCGGGCCAAGGCCAGGCAGCGGGCCAAGACCCACCGACGCAAGGCCGTCGGTCGGCAGAGCGACATCACGCTGGAGTACGAGCAGGAGCTACGCCGCAAGGCCAAGCGATGCCCGCTCTGCCAAGTGCGCATGACCATTAAGCCCTACCTACCGACCAGCAAAGAGCTGGACCATATGGTTCCGCTCAACGTCGGGGGTACCCACACCGTCGGCAATGTGCGGATCATCTGCCGGGACTGCAACATCCACCGCCCCAGGGATGGCAGCGACTATCTAGGCCCGGTCACCCTGTGGGCCACCCATCCTGGGTTCGTGGTGGCCCCCAAGCGGCAGCCCAGGGCGATACCCCGCTGCCAGTGTGGCGCCGAGAAGCACAGCGGTAGGTGTTGGACGTGTGAGCCATCACGCATCAAGCCACGTGTGGCTGATGGTCACCGTGCTGCGAAGCCGACAGCCTTGGTGATAGCAGTCCCATGCGAATCCCTCGGCACGCATGGCCGCCAAGGCGTATGGCGATCCCGATGTAGTGGCTCAATGGCCTGAGCCATACATGCGATGGAAAGGGCCTCGGCCCGAGAGTAACTGTGCGTAGTGTTGAAGCTCAAAGCGGACATGCCACTGAGTCACGAGTGACCGATATGCATGTCCGGTTTTTCTGATTTGACCGGGCCTCAGGACCCTGGGCCAGAAACGCATACAGAATCTCAGATTTCCGGCTAACTCTGCGTAATCGCCTTCTGAGACCCCTGAAAGGCGGTGACTCTGCGTGACTTCCCGCGGAAGACCGCCGAAGCCCCTTGAGCAGAAGCGACTGCTCGGCCGAACCCCCACGACGGACTCCGGTGGCCGCCCACTGCCGAAACCAGCTGAGATCACCATCCTGCCGCAGGCTGATGGGATGCCCGACTTCCCGGCCGACCTTGACGAGCCCGGCCGGGATCTGTGGCGGCGGATGTGGCAGCAAGGGATCACCTGGATCTCGCCGCAGACCGATTCGGCGGCCGCCGAGGAAGCATGCCGGGCGGCGGATGACGTGGCCATCGCGCGTACCCGCTACCGGGCGACCCGGGATCCGAAGGACGCCGCCGCGCTGGTGGCGCTCGGCAAGCGCCTCGATGACGCGCTGTCGCAGCTCGGGTTCAACCCCACCGCGCGTTCGCGGCTGGGTGTGGCGGAGGTGAAGCGTGTCTCCGCGATCGACAAGCTCCTCGAGAAGAGGCAACGCCGCGACGCCTGACGGCTGGCCGCCGCGCTGGCTGACAGCGATCCCACCCGACGAGGTCGCTGCCGGTGACGGGCCGGACTACATCGACTTCATCGAGGGACTGTGCCGGGTCACGAAGGACTCGGTAGCCTCGCCGGCGGGAAAGCTGATCGAGCTGCGGCCGTGGCAGCGCAACGCCATCTCGCACCTGCTCGCTCGGCGCGCGGACGGGCGTCTGCGGCACCGGCAGGCGCTGATCGGGATCGCCCGCAAGAACGGCAAGTCCGGTTTGGGTGCCGGCCTGGCGCTGTCCGGGCTGGTCCTCGGACCGGTCGGCGGCGAGGTGTACTCGTGCGCTGCCGACAAGGAGCAGGCCCGGATCGTGTTCGGCACCGCCCGGCGGATGGTGGAGCTCGACCCGGAGCTGACCGAGTTGCTGAAGCTGTACCGGGACGCGATCGAGTTCCGCAAGACCGGCTCCGTGTACAAGGTGCTCTCCGCCGAGGCGTACACCAAAGAGGGCCTGAACCCGCATCTGGTCCTGTTCGACGAGGTCCACGCCCAGCCCAGCCGTGACCTGTGGGACGTCATGTCCCTCGCGATGGGCGCCCGGGTCGAACCGCTGCTGGTGGGCATCACCACGGCCGGTGCCCGGTTCGACGCGTCCGGTCGGGACTCGCTGTGCTTCAAGCTGTACGAGCACGGCAAGCGGGTCGCGTCCGGCGAGGTCGAGGACCCGTCGTTCTTCATGGCGTGGTGGGAGCCGACCGACCCGAACGCCGACCACCGGCTACCCGAGACGTGGCTCGAGGGCAACCCCGGCTTCGGTGATCTCGTCGCCGCGGAGGACTTCGCCGCCTCGGTGGTGAAGACACCCGAGGCCGAATACCGGACGAAACGCTGCAACCAGTGGGTCACGTCGTCTGAGACGTGGCTGCCGCACGGCGCGTGGGACGCCATCAAGGACGTGCGCGACATCCCTGACGGCGCGAAGGTGGTCCTCGGCTTCGACGGGTCGTTCAACGGCGACTGCACGGCGCTCGTAGCGGTGTCGGTGGAGGAGATCCCGCACATCCAGGTGGTGGAGGCGTGGGAGCGTCCGGCCGACGAGACGGACTGGCAGGTGCCGATCCTCGACGTCGAGGACATCATCCGGAACGCCTGTCGCCGCTGGCAGGTCGCCGAGATCGCCTGCGACCCGTTCCGCTGGGCGCGCACCTACCAGGTGCTCGAGGGTGAAGGTCTGCCGATCGTCGAGTTCCCGCAGTCGCCGGCCCGGATGACCCCGGCGACGACCCGCTTCTACGAGGCGGTCATGAATAAGTCGATCACCCAGTCGGGCGACAAGCGGCTGGCGCGGCACGTCGACAACGCCGTCCTCAAGGCTGACTCCCGCGGCACGCGGATCTACAAGGAGCACAAGTACTCGACCCGGCGCATCGACCTCGCGGTCGCCGCGGTCATGGCGCTGGACCGCGCCGCGGCACCGGCGGCCTCGCCGCCGATGATCTTCTTCTAGGGGGTGGCTATGTCGTTCTGGTCCTGGTTGACCGGTGCTGGCGCCGTCCCCAACACCACGGTCGGCGATCCGGATTCGGTCGGCCCCGGCTACCGGCCGGGCGACCCGAACGGGGTCGAGCTCGAGCCGGCCCCTGGGCCCGTGCAGAACCGGATGGCGGCGATCGTGCCGTCGCCCTGGGACGGGTGGCCGGCGAACTGGGCTTCCCCGCTGTGGAGTCAGGGCGGGCTCGGGCAGAAGCTCGACGAGTTGGTCGACGTCGCGTGGGCCGCGCTGGATCTGAACTCGTCGGTGTTGTCGGCGATGCCCGTCTACCGGACCCGGGGCGGTCGGGTGCTGCCGGCGACCGCGTGGATGGGCAACCCGGACCCGGACATCTACACCGATTGGTCCGAGTTCGCGAAGCAGCTGTTCTGGGACTTCCAGCTCGGTGAGGCGTTCGTCCTGCCGATGTCCCGGTCGGCGGACGGCTGGCCGTACAGCTTCCGGGTGATCCCGCCGCCGCTGGTGAACGTGGAGATGACCGGGGCGGGGCGCCGGTACAACATCGGCAGCCTGGACGTCACTGGCGACATCCTGCATATCCGCTACAAGTCGACGGCGGACACCCCGCGCGGTGTGGGCCCGCTGGAATCCGGGCGTACCAGGCTGGTCGCGGCGTCCGTGCTGTCCCGGTACGCGTCCGACTTCGCCGCGTCCGGCGCGGTACCCAAGTACACCCTGGACACCGACCAGCCGCTGACCCAGAAGCAGGCGACCGAGCTGCTCGACCGGTGGTGGGAGTCCCGGATCGGCAACTTCGGCGAGCCGTTCAAGCCGGCGGTGCTGTCCTCCGGGCTGAAGGCGAACCCGCTGCAGTTGTCTCCGCAGGAGATGGGGCTGACGGATCTGGCGCAGTACAACGAGGCGCGGATCTCGGTGCTGCTGGGTGTTCCCCCGTTCCTGCTGGGGTTGCCGACAGGTGAGTCGATGACCTACTCGAACGTGTCGCAGGTGTTCGACTTCCATGACCGCCGGTATCTGAAGACCGCGGCGGTGCGGGTGATGTCGGCGCTGTCCGGGTGGGCGCTGCCCCGCGGCCAGTCGGTGGAGCTGAACCGGGACGAGTACTCGCGGCCGGCTCTGCTCGAGCGCGCGCAGGCGTACGAGAAGTTGGCGGCGCTCGGGGCGTTGTCCGGGGCGGAGATCCGGGTGATGGAGCGGTTGGTGGACGCGGACGTGCCCGATGACACTCTCGACGATGGTGGGGATCTGGTGGCTGCGCAGGCGTTGACGGGTGGTGGCCGGTCGTGAGCGAGATGTCGTCCTCGGCAATCAACGATCTTCCGGATTCCGCCTTTGCGTACATCGAGCCCGGCGGCAAGAAGGACGACCAGGGCAAGACCGTGCCGCGGTCGCTGCGGCACTTCCCGATCCACGACGCCGCGCACGTGCGCAACGCGCTGGCCCGCGCGCCGCAGTCACCGTTCGGGGACAAAGCCATGCCGAAGATCCGCGCCGCGGCGAAGAAGTTCGGCATCAAAGTTACCGAGGATCGGGCCGACCTCGACGCCGCGGTCGATGACGAGACACCGCGGGCGCCGATCGAGTTCCGCAACTCCACCGTCGCCGGCGTGAACTTCGCGCAGCGCCTCATCGACGTGGTCGTCGTGCCGTACGAGGAGTCCGCGCTGGTCGAGTACCGCGGCGAACTCTGGAACGAATCATTTGAGCGCGGATCGTTCGACGGGATCGAGAAGCGGCCCAACCGGGTGCGCGCCAACCGGGACCACGACGACCGGCGCCTAGTCGGTAAGGCCGTGCGATTCCACCCGTCCCGCACCGAAGGTCTCGTGTCGGAGGTCCGCATCTCGCAGACCTCGCTGGGAGACGAGACGCTCGCGTTGGCGGACGACGAGGTGCTGAGCGTGTCGGTCGGGTTCGCCGCCCGCGGCAAGGACCAGGTATTCGACCGGCGCGCCATGACTCGTCGCATCAAGAGGGCGTTCGCCGACCACATCTCGTTCACGCCTGTGGGGCAGCAGGCGTACGCGGGCGCGGGAGTGCTCGCCGTGCGGCACAGCCTGCAGCCGGCCGGCGCGGAGGTCCTGCAGAAGCTGGACACGCCCAACCTGGACGAGCTGCGCGACTGGCTCAACACGCGCAAGCACTGACCGACATCGTTTTAGCACTACCGACCCCCCGAAGAATGTGGGTCGCCTCGTCGAATGAGGCGGGTCGTAGCGGGTGCTGCCGCTGGCCGAGAGGGCCACAACCGTCAAGCACTCACTACGAGGAGCATCACTGTGGCCAGTACCCACACCGACGCCATGATCGGCCGTCTCGAGAAGGAGATCGAGGAGCGGTCCTCGTTCATCGAGGGCGTCATCGGCAACGTTCAGGACCAGGACCGGGACCTGACCGACAACGAGAAGGAACTCACCGTTCAGGCCCGCTCGCGCATCAAGGCGTGCGAGGAGCAGCTGAACCACCTGTACGAGTCGCGGGAACGCACCACCGCGGCGCGGCAGCGTGCGCAGCAGGTCCAGTTGGAGATGAACCGGCTGCGCAACCAGGTCGACAACGGCCCGGTCGAGTACCGGTCCACCGGCGCCTACCTGACCGACTACATCGCCGCGTCGACCGGCTCCCGGGATGCGATGGAGCGCCTCGAGGTCTACACCCGTGCCGCCGCGCACCAGAAGACCTCCGACAACCTCGGTGTCGTCCCGGACCCGATCGTCGGCGACGTCGTCAACTTCATCGACGCCTCCCGCCCGGCCGTGAACTTCCTCGGCCCACGGAGCCTGCCGTCGGCGACCTGGTACCGGCCGAAGGTCACCCAGCGGACTACCGTGGCCGTGCAGGGCACCGCCGGTGCGCCCGCGGATGAGAAGACCGAGCTGGTGTCGCAGAAGATGACGATCACCCGGCTCACCGGCACCGCAGTCACCTACGGCGGCTACGTCAACGTGTCCCGGCAGGACATCGACTTCTCTCAGCCGTCCATGCTCGACGTCGTGGTCACCGACCTGGCGGCGCAGTACGCCGTCCAGACCGAGGCGGTGCTGGGCACGCTGATCCAGACCCAGGCGAACAACGTGGAAGTAGCCGGTGCCGCCGGAGCTGAGACGGCCGCCACCCTGACGGCAGCGCTGTGGACGGCGGTCGCGAACGTGTACGCGACGATGAAGGGTGTCGGCCGGGTCGCGCTGGTCGTGCCGCCGTCGCGGCTGGGCATCTGGGGCGCCCTGTTCGCGCCGATCAACCCGCAGAACGCACAGTCGACTGGCTTCAACGCCGCCGACTTCGGCGCGGGGACGGTGGGGAACATCTCCGGCATCCCGGTGATCTGCTCGCCCGGCTACCCGACGGTCACGAACCACCTCGGTTCGGTGGTGTCCTCGGGGGCGATCGAGGTGTACGAGCAGCGCGTCGGCGCCCTGCAGGTGACGGAGCCCAGCGTGCTGGGCGTGCAGGTCGCCTACGCCGGGTACTTCACGCCGATGCTGATCGAGACGGCGGGCGTGCAGCGGATTGTGAACCTGGTCTGAGTCGCGTTAGCCCCTGGAGAGGAAAGCAGATCATGGAAGTAAGTGAAGACGGCACGATCACCGGTTCGATCGACGTGTCGAAGCTGGACGAGATCGACCCGAAGACCGACGAGGCCAAGGCGCAACTCGCCGCGCTGAAGGCTGAGGCGCAGGCCGGGCTGGAGCAGACCCAGCCGGTGGAGGAGTCTCCGAAGGAGACCACCACCCCGGCCGGTCCAGGCCCCGCCGACGGCGGCAAGGCTCCGGCGAAGAGGCCGGCGTCGGGCAGCGACAAAGGCTAGGCCATGGCGACGACGAATTTCCGTGAGGACTTCCTCGGCCGGGACCTGCAGGCGCCGACGGTCAATTCGCTCGACTCCCTCGGCCGGGCGACCACAGCCACGGCCGACTTCATGGGCCGGGCGTTGCGGCGGATTCTGCGGGCCAACACGACCGCGGTGACGTTGAACCAGGAGCTGCAGTTCGCGGGCGGCACGAAGTACATCGTGACCGTGGCGGGCACCACGGCGGCGTCAGAGCCGTCTCCGCCGGCGGTGGGTGCCACGGTCGCCGACGGCACCGCCACGCTGCTCCGTCAGAAGTAACCGAGAACCGAACAGGTAGGGGGTCGCTGACATGGTGATGTACGCGACCCCCACCGAACTCGCCGGGTTCCTGCAGAAAGACCTCGACACCTACTCGGCCACGCAGGCGCTCACACTCGCCTCAGCCGACTTCTCCACCGCGGCATGCACCTGGTTCGCGTCGCAGACCGCCACATACACCCGGGCGGCGGAGGGCTGCTACAGCATCTACCTTCCCGCTCACCCGGTCACCGCTGTCACGCAGGTGCGGCTCAACGGGGTGGTGGTCACCTCCGCCTGGACTCTCATCGGCGACGTCGTCTACTCGTCGTCGGCGTTCGGGGCCAGTAACGGGTTCCCACCCGACAAGCTCGAAATCGACTACACGTTCGGCTACACCACCGTCCCCGACGACGTGAAGGGCGCCGTGCTGAAGATGGCCGGCCGGCAGTACCAGCAGCCGACCCCGGGCGTGTCCATGGAGCAGATCGATGATTATGTCGTCCGGTATGACGGGAAGCCGATCTACGTCAGCGAAGACCCGACGACCGTGATCGCCCGCTACCGGCCCGTCGCCGTCGCCTGACGTCGCTGCGGGCTACCGCGGCCCGATCGCCGCCTGAACTGATTCCACCGACCAGAGGAGCTAGGCCGTGAAGTGGTATCGCCAGGCCCCGGCGAAGCTGCTCAACAAGGAGATCGACTACGACACGGATGCCCTGAAGTGGACGCTTCACACGTCCACGTACACGCCGAATCAGGACACCCACGCCTACGTGTCCGACCTGACCAACGAGTTGTCCACGGCCGGCGGGTACACGGCCGGCGGGCTCGCGATCGCGTCACCCACGATCACCGCGACGGCCGCGAACTCGTGGGGCACCTCGCGCGCCAACTCCACCGCCTACGCCGTCGACGACGTCGTGCGGCCCGCCTCAGCGAACGGGTTCCTGTACCGGTGCGCGGTCGCGGGCACCTCAGGCGGCGCCCCGCCCACCTACTCGACCGTTCTCGGCCGGGAGACCGCCGATAACACGGTCGTGTGGGAGACCGTAGGCTCCGGCATCGTCGTCATCGGCTGCACGGATCCCAACTGGACAACCGCGACGTTCGGGCCCTGCCGATACGCGGTCCTGTCCGACCGGACCCCGGGCACGGCGGCGACGCAGCCGCTGCTCGGCTACATCGACTTCGTCACGGACAAGACCGGCGGCGGCGGCAACTTCACCATCAACCTCCACTCGGTGCTGCGCGCCGGGCACTTCTTCATCCCGTAAGGAGCCCCCGGCATGGACATCTACTTGTGCGAACCGGTTGGCCCGTTCCAGAGCGTCGGCGGTTCGGCGTTCAACACGTTCACGACGAAACAGAACGTGACCTCACTGCCAGTGCCGGTGATCCCCGCCGGGAAGCTGCGGCAAGGATCGCGCATCCACATCAAGGCGTACGGTGAATTCACCGATACCGCCACGGTGAACTTGACGATGGGCTTCTGGTTCGGACCACGCGCGGGAACGCCTATCACAGGCGATATCGCCCTGTCGTCGGTGATCTCGCTGACAACTTCGGCGGTGGCGTGGCCGTGGTGGATGGAGTGGGATGGCATCGTCAATTCCGCCCCGGGCACCGCCGCGACACTGCTCGGGCAGGGCCAGCTGCAGCTCGGCTCGGCGCTGACGACGTTCAGCGCCGAGGTGCCCATCCCGATCACCGCGGCCCTGCGTACGGTGTCCGGATTCGACACCACGATCGAACGGGCCATCGGCGTCTCCGCGACGTGGGGTACTTCCGCTGCCGGCAACTCGATCACCGTCAACGGCATCCGCGTACTAATCCTGAACTGACGAAAGGCCACCTGGGCATGACCGTCACGCCGATCCCGCAGTCCACCCTGCCCATCGGTACCACGTTCACCGGGCCGTTCGACATACCGCCCGGTACCACCGGCTTCTCGGTCGTGATCGACCGGACCCCGACCGGCGGCCTCAACGAACTGGACGACACCACCACGTTCGACATGACGATCCAGTCATCGCCGGATGGCGTGACGTGGAACGACGAGGGCGGGGGCAGCACGACGGGCGGCATCTTCACCGACCACCACGGCCAGGTCAACACGTTCATGGTCGGAGTGGGCGGGATGAACCCTGATGCGACCGTGGTGGGTGCGCTCATCACCGTCGGCGGATCGGCGTCGGTCGTCATCGCGGGTTCCGTAACGACCGTCCCGTAACCCGGAAGGCGGACCTGACGTGGCGTGGGCGCGGGTCCAGTCGAAGAGCAACTCCTCCACCGCGTCAACCACCGTCGTTATCACCCTGACGGGCACCCCGGTCACCGGCAACAAGATCGCCGTCTTCGTCTCGTGCGTCAACGGGACCACCGTATCGACTGTCAAGGACGGCAACCTCGTCTCGCTGACGCAGGGCGCGGCGGCGATCAACGCCACCAACGAGGCCAGCTACCTCTACTTCTATGACGTGCCCGCCACGCCCTCGACGACGTTTACCGTCACCGCGAGCGGATCCAGCAACCTCGGCGCCGACGTCCTCGAAGTGTCCGGCCTGCTGGCTGGCAACACGACAGCCTGCATCGACGGCGCATGCGGGACCCTTTCGGGAACTACCACACCGGCCGCCCCAACCTACTCGTCCACCCTTGCGGGCGAGTTCCTGTTCACGTACTTCGGGGACTGGGGCAACACCGCCACCTGCACCGTGCCGGCCGGCCTGACGCTAGACGCGAACTCGATCAACACCAGCGCCAACGCGAACGCCTGCGTGGGCTACGGCAACACCTCCGGCGGCAGCGACCCGACCTCGTGGTCGTACACGACCACCGGCAATCAGTGGGCCGCGTTCACCGGCGCGTTCAAGCTCGCCGCTGGCGGAGGTGCCGTACCAACGGCAAGCCTCCCGCCGCACCTGCTGCTGGAACTGGTCGCCCGCAACCAAGCTCAATGGCAGAACGCGGTCAGCGTCCTCGACGGCCTAGTCACGGACAGCCCGAACGGTGTCCGAGCGGCCGAAAGCCCCGCCACCGTCACCTTCGACCAGCTGGTCGCCGACACCCCGGCAGCGGTCAGGCTCGCCGAATCCCCGGCCACCGCCGGACCGGCCACAGCCATCGCGGACACAGCGGCCGGCATACGCGCGGCGGAGTCCCCGGCCACTACCACCATCACCGTCCTGGTCGCGGACACACCGTCCGCAGTCCGTGCGGGGCCCAGTCCCGCGGCTGCGGTGTTCGACGTCCTGACCGCAGACACACCCTCCGCCGTCCGGGTCGCCGAAAGTCCCGCCACGGCCGGACCGTCCACGGCCATAGCCGATACACCCGCTGGGATGCGGGCTGGCGCCAGCCCCGCCACGGTCGTCTTCGACATCGTCACGACCGATGCGCCTAACGGTGTCCGCGCCGCAGCGAGCCCCGCGGCCACCACGATCACCGTCCTAGTCGCTGACGCCCCGAACGGGCTGCGGTTGTCGGAGAGCCCCGCCGCGGCCGGGTCGTCCACCTTCGCCGCCGACGTCGCATCTGGCGTACGGGCCGGATCATCCTCGGTGTCGGTCGTCTTCGACACGGTTGTCGCGGATGCACCCGCCGGTTTGCGGTTGGGCGCCTCGGCTGCGGTGGCGGTGTTCTCCACATTCGCTGCGGACACGCCGGCGGGGATCCGGCTGGCCACCTCTCCGGCCGGGGTTTCCGCGTCGGCCGACTCGACGGTCCCAGACACGCCGTCAGGGCTGCGCGCCGGATCATCCCCGGCGTCGGTGCGGATCCGCTACGTCACCTTCCGCCCGAACAGCGGCACAACAGCCAGGCCGAATACCGGAACGACCGGACGGCCGAGTTCGGGTACCACGACACGACCGAGTTCGGGCACCACCGTCCGGCCGTTCACCGGGACGACGCTTCGGCCGTAGGGAGGTGCGATGTCGATCGAGACCGCCCTCGCCCGCGGCCGGGCCGCCGCTGAGAGTCTTATGCAGGACACCTGCCAGATCCGGCGCAGGACCGGCGAGACCACCAGCGGCGGCGTCATCACCCCCACCTGGTCGACGCTCTACACGGGCCCCTGCCGGATCCAGACGCGGCAGCTGGAGGGTCAGGGCCGCGATGTCGGCGAGGCGTACGTGGTGCTGGAACGGCGCGAGCTGCAGGTGCCGATCACGGTGACTGGCCTGCAGGAAGGCGACCAGGTAACGCTGACGGCTTCCGCGCTCGATCCGGATCTGGTGGGCCGGGTATACGTGATCCGCTCGGTGACGTCGAAGACGCACTTGACCAGCCGCCGCGCCGAGATCATTGAGGTGACGTCGTGACGCTGCGATTCGAGAAGTTCGGCTTCGATGAGCTCCAGACGGACCTGCGCAACGCTGGCGTGAAGATCCGGCCCGAGGCGGCGAAGGTGACCGGTCGCGCGATGCTGAACATCAAGCGGGACGTGCAGCGGCGGTGGAAGGGGATGCCGCACCTGCGGCGCCTGCCCTACGCGGTCAACTACGACGTGCACCTGTTCGGCGGGCTGGTCGTGGGCGAGGTCGGCGCGGACCACGCCCGTCCGCAGGGGAAGCTCGCCTGGGTCGCCGAGTACGGTACTCCGACCTCGGCACCGCACCCGGGATTCCGGCCGGCTGGCGACAAGGAGATCCCGAGCTGGCAGAAGTTCCTGGACAAGGCCGCCGCTGACGTGCTCGGCGACAAGCCGTGATCGAGGAACACGCTGCCGCCGTGCTGGCGCTGCTGAACGCAGCGGTTACGACGCCGCGGAAGGTGTTCGACGGGAAGGTCCCCACCGGCACCGACCCGGACGTCAACCCGTATGTGCTGGTCTACTTCGATTCGAACGATCCGGAGTTCGACTTTCAGGCTCAGCCGTGGCAGTTCGAGATGACCGCCACCTGTCACAGCGTGGGCGGTAGCGCGCTCGCCGCCCGGCAGGTGGCCGATCTGGTGCGGACCGCACTGGTCGGCGTGGTGCCGGTCGTTTCGGGTCGGACGTGCATGCCGATCACGCGGGAGCCGGGTACGCCGCCGCAGCGCGACGAGTCCACAGGCGTGCTGGTCATGGACCAGATCGATCAGTACACGATCCGGTCCATCCCAGGCTGATCGCCACCCGCCCTCACTGTCCGCCATGCGGCGGATCTCCCGTCACCGAAAGGGGTGCGCCGCATGGCGCTCCAAGCATCTCAGTCGGTCACCACGACCGCGGTCGCGCCGACGCCGATCACGCCGTCCGCGTCGGACACCATCGCGCAGAGCAGCTTCGGCTCCGAAGGCGTGTGGATCCGGGTCATCACCACCGGCACGATCTCCACCGTCGCCGTTCTTGATCCCGGCACCACCGCGTCGGGCAACCCGGGCACCGTCACCGGGCAGGCCATGCCCGCGACCGGTAGCCGGCAATGGCTGATCCCGAATGCGGCGGTCAATCCGGCTACCGGCGTCGCAACCGTCACCTTCACGCCGACCACCGGCGTCACCTACGAGTTGTGGAGGGCCTAAGCCGCATGTCCAAGAACACGTACTGGATCGCCGACGTCGACGGCGTGAAGGCCCTTGTCGACGGTGCCGACGAGCGCGATTTCTGGGTCAGGGTTCACGGCTGGTCGGAGACCACCGAACCCGAGGGCCTCGAGTTCGTCTGGCTGCAGAACGAGGAGCACGGCGGCAAGGGCAAGTTCAACGCCCAGGCCGTGCCGCTGTGGACGGACCGCGGCTGGCAGCCATGCGCGCCGCCTGAGCCGGTGAATCTTGCGATCCCGCCGGAGCGTGCCGCTGCGCCGGAGCCGGCCAAGCCTGCCGAGACCCCGAAGTCCACCAGCAAGTCCGCCACCAGCGGCGACAAGAAGGAGTAGGTGACCCAGCGTGGCTGACATCGCTGCGGACGGCAAGACCCGGGTCTACTGGGTTACCACCATCGCGAACATCGCCGCCCCGACCGTGGCCGAGCTGAACGCCGGTATCGCGTTGCAGTCGACGCTGACCGCGGACGGCCTGAACGGCTTCAACCCGGACACCGCCGACGTCGACACGTCGGCCCTGGACTCGACGTTCAACACGACCGTGAACGGCCGGACCAGCTTCAGCAACACGATGCTGCGGCTGAAGAAGCAGTCCGGCACCGACACGATCTTCACGACGCTGACCCGTGACACGGCCGGCTACGTGGTGATCCGCCGGTCGATCGCGTCGACCACGGCCTTCGCGTCGGCGCAGGGTGTCGAGGTGTATCCGGCGTTGTGTGGCGAGGTGTCCCGGATGGACCCGGCGCCGAACACGGTGGAGCGGTACGAGATCCCGCTGAAGATCACGTCGACGCCGAACCTGCGGGCCGCGGTCGCCTAGTTCTGTCAACTTCCGTCAAAGTCAGCCGCCTACCGGGCGGTTTTTTCGTGCCCGGCCGACGACCCGAACCGTCGGCCGGGCACTTCCGTTCGGGACGTTCGGGAGCAGGAGTGAACCATGACCGCCGACTTCGACGCCCTGCTCGACGGGGCGAAGCTGCCGGAGAAGACCGTTCCGGTGTGCCTGCGCGGCGACCTGGTAGCCGAGTTCGAGGGCCTGGATCGCGAGCTGAAGGAGATCGAGCGCAAGAACTCCGACAGCCTGGACGGCTCCGGGATCGGCGCGCTACTTGACCGGATGGAAGCCCTGCAGGCCGAGATGCGGGAGCACACGTACCTGTTCCGGTTGCGGGCGATGCCGAAGCCGAAGTTCCGGGCGCTGATCGCCGCGCACCCGCCGCGGCGTGGCGACGACGGTGAGCTGGTCGACGCGGACAAGTTCATGGGCATGAACGTCGAAACGTTCTGGGACTCATTGATTCGCGCCTGCCTGATCGATCCGGTGCTCGACGATGAGAAGTGGCGGCGCACCGAGGCGGCGCTGACCGACAAGCAGTACGAGCAGTTGTCCGATGCGGCGTGGGGCCTCAACCGGGGTGAAGTCGACATCCCTTTCTCGCTCGCCGCATCGCGGATCAACCGGGTTTCCGCCGACGAGTAGAGACCGCCGACCGGCTCCGCATCCCGGGTTCCAGGTTCGACGGCCGGGAGCCAGCCGAGATCACCGAGTACGAGTACGACGACGTTGGTCGGCTGGTGCGGTCGGTGACGACCCGGGAACCGGAATGGACGGAACAGGACCGCGCCGAGCAGTTGGCGTTGTCGCTGTACCGGGAACGCCCCTGTCCGTGCGGGTGTGGTCAGCCTGCCGCGTTGACGCTGATCCCTGAGGCCGATGGTCCCGGGTGGGAGATCACCGAGACGACGTGCACGGCGCGACTGGCGCTGCTCGAGGCGCAGGCGGGCGTGGCTGAGAAGCGCAAGTATCCACAGGCCAGCCTATGGAGCGTCAAGCCGAGGAAGCGTTAGTAGTTCTCGCTCATGCTGATGATGAACGAGAGGGCAAGGAAGGCGTATCCGAGGCCGAGCCCCCAGGTCGCCATTCTCAGGCCGCTGGCATTGCCGCGCTTGATTTCGTGTCGGGCGCTGTGCCCGAAGATGATCGCGAGTATGCCGAGGATGCCGAATGGGCTCTCTAGGGGCGTGGCCATGGCGATGATGCCGCAGACCAATGCCGCGATCGCCCAGACGCTGCGTGGCGGCTTCGACGTGTCGTCGTAGTCGGTGTCCTTGTCCGGCAAACGGCCGGTGCGGTTCATGTAGTCCAGCGCGCGGTCGTAGTCCACGTCTTCCGCGACGTCGTCGACTGCGTACTGCCTCTTGGGGCGTGCCACAGCACCGAGTGTGACCGGCCGGTAGCGATCTAGCAATGTCTGTCGTTGATCTGACTGTTCAGTGGCTGGGGGTGACCGTGGCACTACGGACAGTGGGCGTGAGGTTGGTGGCAGATGTCTCTTCGTACATGACCAGTCTGAAGCGGGCCGGGGTCGCCACGAAGGACTTCGCGGGCGGTCTCGACCAGGCGGCCAAGGGCGGCAAGCTGGACAAGGTCTCCGACCAGGCGCTGCGCCTCGGTGTAGTCGGAGTCGGCGCATTCGCTCTGGTCGTGAAGTCGGCCGCGGACTTCGACAAGCAGATGTCGTCGGTCGCCGCGGCCACCCACGCCGGCGCGGCCGAGATGGGCCAACTGCGCGCGGCCGCGCTGCAAGCCGGCAAGGACACCCAGTTCTCCGCCACGCAGGCCGCGAAGGGCATCGAGGAGCTGTCCAAAGCCGGTGTGTCGACGGCGAACATCCTCGGCGGCGGACTGAGGGGCGCTCTCGACCTCGCCGCAGCTGGCCAGCTCGATGTAGGTGAGGCGGCCGAGACCGCAGCCACCGCGATGACCCAGTTCGGCTTGTCCGGCGGCCAGGTCCCGCATATCGCCGACCTGCTCGCCGCGGCCGCTGGCAAGGCGCAGGGTTCCGTGCACGACATGGGCTTTGCGCTGAAGCAGAGCGGCCTGGTCGCATCCCAGTTCGGCCTGTCGGTCGAGGACACCACCGGCACGCTGGCCGCGTTCGCCTCCGCGGGCCTGATCGGCAGCGACGCCGGCACATCCTTCAAAACGATGTTGTTGCAGTTGGCGAACCCGGCCGAGAAGACCCAAAACCTGATGAAGCGGTTGGGCATCAACGCCTACGATGCGTCCGGTGCCTTTGTCGGCATTACCAACCTCGCCGGCCAGCTGCAGACAAAGCTGGGCGGGCTGACCCAGGCGCAGCGCGATGCGGCGCTGGCGCAGATCTTCGGCACCGACGCGATCCGCGCCGCGAACGTGCTGTACAAGCAGGGCACCGCCGGGATCCAGGGCTGGATCGACAAGACCAACGACGCTGGCTACGCCGCTGAGACGGCGCGGATCAAGACGGACAACCTGGCCGGTGACATCGAACGCCTCAAGGGCTCGCTCGAGACGCTGGCCATCGAGTCCGGGTCCGGCGCCAATGGCGGCCTACGGGTGCTGACGAAGTCGCTCAACCAGTTGATCGACGGATTCGGGCAACTACCGCCGGCCGTCGGCTCGTCGGTGACGGTGCTGGCCGGCGTCGGCGGCGCATCGTTGCTGGCGCTGGCTGGGTTCATCAAGGTCCGCAAAGGCATGGCTGAGGCCACCGCGCAGCTCAATGCGATGGGTCCGGCCGGCGAGAAGGCGGCCACCGGTTTGCAGAAGGGCGCGGCCGCCGCCGGCAAGTTGGCAGTGGCATTTGCCGCGCTGCAGGTGGCGGGGGCGATCGTCAGTTCGTTCCAGACCGAACTGAACCCGCAGATCGATGCGGCGACCAAGGGTATGGAGCGGTGGGCCGACGGCGCCCTGTTGTCGGGCGAGGCTGCGCGCCTATTCGGGGCCAACAGTACGGAGTTGGATCGTGCTCTTAACGGTCTGGCGGACCGCGGCTTTTCGCATGCTACCGATGCGCTCACGGACTGGATCTTCGGCCTCGGCGGGGTGAGCAGCCCGCTCGATGCCGCGAAGACCCAGGTCGACGCATTTGACCAAGTCCTGTCCTCAATGGTCAAGGAGGGTCATGGCGCCCAGGCGCTGGTCTACGTCGAGGCTCGGGCCAAGGCGACGGGCCGCTCCGTCGACGACCTGAAGAAGCTGCTGCCCGCCTTCTCCGGCGCACTCGAGACGACCGGCACCTCGACGAAGAAGCTGTCCGACTCGCTGAACTGGGTCGGGCCGATGTCCGACAAGGCGAAGGCCGCGCTGGACGGTGCGAAGGCCGGCGTCAAGGGCGTGGGCGGCGCGGCCGCGCAGTCGGCCGAGGACATCAAGAAGATGACCGATGCCGTCGAGGACCTGTTCAAGTCGCAGATGAGCCTCGACCGGGCCGACATCGCCATGCGCAACGGCATCGTCGACCTGTCCAAGGAGCTGAAGTCCGGCGCCCGGTCGCTGAGCCTGAACAGTGCCGAGGGCCGCAAGAACCGGTCCGCGGTGCTCGATCAACTTGCCGCGATCGACGACCTGCGGCAGGCCCGCATCAATCACGGCATGACCCTGGACCAGGCGCAGGGCAAGTACACCAAGGACATCGCCGGCCTGCGTAAGAGCATGCTGCAGGCCGGATTCTCAAAGAAGGCCGTCGACCAGCTGCTCGGCTCCTACAAGGTGATCCCGCCAAAGGTTGATACGAAGATCAACCAACCGGGCATGAAGGACGCGAAGACCAACACCCAGACCTTGTGGGACAAGCTCAAGGGCGTCGACGGGAACTGGACCGCGCACATCCATACCACCGGCTACGCCGACACCGCCACCAAGCTGCGACACCTGCTCGCCGCGCAGCAGGCCGCGAAGCAGGGCATCAGCGTCAACGAGGCGAACCGCGAGCTCGGCCACTTCTTCGCCGGCGGCGGTTGGACCGGGCCGGGCCCGAAGTACAAGCCCGCCGGCGTGGTGCACGCCGACGAGTTCGTGGTCCGCAAGGAGTCCCGGCAGCAGATCGAGGCCGCCAAGCCGGGCGCGCTGGACTACATGAACCGCACCGGCCGGTGGCCCGGCTACGCGGCCGGTGGTGTCGTGATGCCGTTCCCGTACACCACCAGCAAGACGAAGATGCCGGTGCCTGCGCTGCCGCCCGGCGGGCAGACCCTGAATTTCATGGTGCAGGTTGTCCGGGCTGCGTTCCCGGGTCTGCATCTGATCTCCGGCTACCGGCCTGGTGCGCACACCCTGTCCGGGGCGCTGTCGTACCACGCGTTGAAGCGGGCCACGGACTGGCCGCCGTCGCGGCCGCTCGCCGAGTGGATCAACTACATGTACAAGTCGCGGACGAAGGAACTGATCACCCCGTGGAACGAGCTGAACATCCACAACGGGGCCCGGCACTCCTATTCCGGGGCGGTGTTCCGGCAGCACAACTTCGCCGGCGGCAACGCGCACGACCACTGGGCGATGGCCGGTGGCGGGGTGCTGCGGGAGCCGGTGTTCGGGGTCGGCGCGTCCGGTGACACGTACAGCTTCGCCGAGCGTGGCCCGGAGACGGTCATCCCCGGGACCGCCGCGGGCGGCATGGGCGGCGGGAACACCTACCAGATCACGATCAACGCGACGCCGCTGTCGCACCCGCGGGAAATCGGCCGCGAGGCGGTGTACTTGATCCAGCAATATGAGGCGGCCAACGGCTCGGGCTGGCGCAAGTGACGGGCTCGCCGTGGATCCCCGAATTCCGCCTTGAGGCCGGCCTGTCCGGCGCGCTGGTCGACCCGGCGGTGTGGCAGATCGGCTCGCCGACTTCGGGACAGGTCGGGGTCGCCGCGATCGGCGCCGATGACATCTGGGTGGACATCACCTACGCCGTGCGGAACTGGTCGTTTCAGACCGGCATGACGCGGGTGTCGAACCCGGGCCCGATCCGCTACGACGCGGGCACGCTGACGGCTGAGCTGAACAACGGCGACGGCGCGTTCGACCCGACGAACCTGTCCGGCCCGTTCGTGGTGGCCGGCGTGTCGCAGCTGACGCCGATGGTGCGGGTCCGGGCGTCGGCGATCTGGGCTGGGGTGCGCTATCCACTGTGGTCCGGGTTTGCGGACCGATGGCTGCCGGACACCGACCAGCCGACGTGGTCGACGACGACACTGACCGCGACCGACGGATTCAAGGTCCTGAACATCGACCGGGCGGCTGTTGCGCCGGTCGGCGTCGGCGAGGCCGCCGGTGCGCGGGTCGGCCGGATCCTGACTTCGCTGAACTGGCCGACTGACCTGCGGTCGATCTCAACCGGGGACAGCACCCTGCAGGCGACGGACCTGTCCGGCGCCGGGCTGGCCGAGTTGTTCTCGGTGACCGACTCGGAGCAGGGCGAGTTCTTCATCAACCCGTCCGGCATGGCGACGTTCCGGGAGCGGCACGACATCCTCGCCGGCCGGTCCGCCGTGTCGCAGGCGACATTCGGCGACGGCGGCGGCACGGAGATCCCGTACGCGGCCGCGCCGGTGGACACCAACGACGACACGATGACCAACTCGGTTACCGCGACGCGCGTGGGCGGCACGGCGCAGACCGCGACGGACGCGACCAACATTACCCGTTACCTCGCCAAGACGTATTCGCCTGGCGGTGACCTGCTGCTGCAGACCGACTCGGACGTCCTGCAGTGGGTGCAGGCGGTGCTGTACCAGAACGCCACACCGGAGTTGCGGTTCCAGTCGATCGCGCTGAACGTGCCGCGGGCGCCGCTGGCGGCGACGGTGTGGCCGGTCGTGCTCGCGCTGGGACTCGCCGACCGGGTCACGGTGATCCGCCGGCCGCCCGGCGGTGGCACAAACCAGCGGGACGTGTTCATCCGCGGCGTGTCGATGTCCTCGAACGGCGCCGACTGGAAGGTCGGCTTCACGTTGCAGGCGGCCGACCGCTACAGCTTCTTCACGATCGGCGATCCGATTCTCGGGCGCATCGGGCTCAATGCCATTTCGTTCTAGGAAGGAGCCCGCATGGCCGCGCCGGTCTATGTCACGGGGAACGTGCCCTCGGCCGCTGAGGTCAACTCGTGGTTCGTCAACGTCCTGTTCGCGCGGAAGACCTCCGACGAGACGATCACCTCGAACGCGACGTTGCAGGACGACAATGACCTGTTCGTCACCGTGGAGGCGAACGCGATCTACCACACCATTGTCCTGCTCAGGTATGTGTCGCAGGCGACCGACGACTTCAAGACCGGCTGGACCGGCCCGGCCGGCTACAGCTTCTCCGGCGAGTCGCGGGGGCCACTCGGCAACGCTACCGATAACGTTGCAGGCGGCACATGGGAGATCGGCGCCGGCTCCCACGGCATCGTCCACAACGGCGTCCCCGGGATCAACATGCCCGTCCGCCTTGAAGGCATCCTCATCACCTCCGGCACGGCGGGCACATTCCGGCTGCAATGGTCGCAGGCCACCTCCGGTGCGAGTGGCACCACGGTCCGGGCGGGCGCGTACATGCTGCTGCGGCGAGTGTCCTGATGCCGCTCACGCTCGGCGACGTGGTGCGCATGGAGTTGGTGGCCACGGTCACCGCGGCCGACGCGACCACCATCACGCTCACGTCGTTCGGCGGGAACGCGGTCGTGTTCCCGAAGGCGATCAACAACGACCCCGGGTTCACGTACCAGGTGATCCCAGCCTCCGAGCCGGCCTACACCGCCGGCGAGCTGTACCGGGACGCCGCCGGGAACGTCTACCAGCGGGTGGCGACCGATCAGCCCGGGGACCGGTGGCGGGTGCTGGTGCATCCGACGCGCCCGCCGGGCCAGTACGTGGGCGAGTTGGTGCCGGTCCGCCCGCTCGCGCACCTCATCCCCTCACCGTGAAGAGGTAAGCCTATGGCCATCTCTCCTGAGTATCCGGACCTGCGGTGGATGCCGCCGGCGTCGTGGACGAACGCGAACCGGTCGAGTGTGCAGCTGGTCGTCATCCACACCACCGAGGGCAGCGAGGGCCCGATGTCGGCGGAGGACGGAGCCGCGTACGACCAGCGCCGCACCGACGGCACCAGCACGCACTTCTTCCACGACAGCGACAGCACCGTGCAGTGCGTGCGGACGGAGGACATCGCGCACGCCGCCCGGCATCAGGGCAACCTGCGCGGCATCCAGCACGAGCTGTGTGGCAGCGCCTACCAGGGCGCCGCCGGCTGGGCGGATGCGGTCAGTCAGGGCACGCTGCGGCAGGCGGCCCGGCAGTGCGCACGGGACGCGAAGAAGTGGGGTATCCCGGTCCGGAAGCTGACCGTGGGCCAGGTCGCCGACGGGGTGAAAGGCTTCTGCGGCCACGTCGAGATCACGTACGCGTTCCCGCAGGACAACGGCACGCATACTGATCCCGGTCCGACGTTCCCGTGGTCACAGTTCCTGGACCTGGTCCAGGCCGAAATGAAAGGTGACGTCAACATGCCCACCGTCGATGAGATCGTGACCGGTCTGCTGTCCGCCAAACTCGGCTCGTCCGGTCCGACGGTCGGGGTCGCCCTGCAGACCGCCATCAGCGACGCAGCCCGGGACAAGATCCTGTCCGCGAACCTCGGCAGCTCCGGCCCGAACGTAGCCGTCGCCCTGCAGACCGGCGCGTACCAGAACTCGGTGTCGCTGCTGGCCAAGGCGTCGGACCTGCTGGCCGCGGCCACCGAGCTGCTGGCCGGGCAGGCGGCGGAGAGCAACGCCATCGCGGAGTTGGCAGCCGCCATCGCGGACCTGCGCGCCAGCCTCGTTCCGCCCGTCACCGGTTAACCATGCCGCTGCCAGGGCCGCCGCGGCGGGTCGCACGCTTCATCGGGTACGTGATGATGGCCGCCGGCGGTGGTGTCGCGTTCGCGATCCCGGTGCGCAGCATCGAGTCCCGCACCGGCTGGCTGGTGTACCTGTGGGCCGCGTTTCTGCTGATCGGTGGGCTGGCGTGCGCGTACGGGGCGGTCACCGACCAGTGGATCGGCGAGTTGGTTGGCCTGCCGCTGATCAGCTCCGCGTTCGGCGTGTACTTCGTGGTCCTCGGCTTGGCGTTCACGATCCCCGGCGCGGCCATCAGTCTGGTGTTCGGCGCCATCGCGTTGATCCTGCTGGCGCGGTGGCGGGATATCAGCCGAGTCAGGCAGGAGGCGGACCGGGCTAACCAACACCGCCCGCGGGAGGTCCAGTGAAGGCCTCGGACCTGGTCGTCCCGCTGGTCACCGTGTTACTCGGTGGTGGCGGGTTGGCGTTCTTGCAGGCCATCTTCAAGGGCTACGGCAGCCTGCGCGGCGGTGCGCGAGCCCACGAGCGGGAGTCGATCGCCGACCTGGCCCGGGCCCGTGACGCCGCGGACGAGCGGGCCAACTGGGCGGAAAGGGACCGGGACTTCTGGCACGCGGTGGCCGGGCGGTGGCGGTACCAACTGGTCAGCAACGGGATTGAGCCGGTGCTGCCGGATCCGATACCGCCGTCGGAGCGGCGCGGCAAGACCAGGCCGGGCAAGCGTGGCGGCTACCGCGGGGGCGGCGATGCATCTGACGTGCCACCACCGACCAGAGGGGACGGCACGCGATGATGGGTCGCGACTGCTGGTGCCACGTTCACCGCGACGATGTGCCGCTCGAGGTGCATCACGTGTGGCCTCTGGGCGCCGGGGGCCCGGACGTGAAAGCGAACCGGGTCACGATCTGCTCAAATGCCCATTCGAGCACTCACGACCTTTTGCTGAAGATGCTGAAGGCCGGGACGGTGGCGCTGCCGTGGCATGTGCGCTGGCGGTACGGGCGTAAGGTGCGCCGGCTCGCGGTGGCCGGCTTCGCCGCGATCCAGGCGAAGATGGTCATCGCGCCGTGAAACTTGAATAGATCGACCCGGCATTCAACTTTAGGCCGGCTTCCTTGCATTCCAAGATCGGAGTGATCGTCATGCTCGCTCGCGTACGGAAAGCGGTCATCGCCGGGCTCGGCGCTGGTATCGCCGCCGGTTTCGGCACGCTCGTGCAGTCCGGCGCGCCGACGAAGGACGAGGTCAGCAAGGCGATCGGTGTGGCCGTTGTCGCCGCGGTCACGGTCGGCTGGGCGACGTGGCGCGTACCCAACAAGCCGGCCTACAAGGTCGGCGGCGTCGTCAAGCCGTGATCAAGCGCGTCTGGCCGTTCGCGTTCCTCGGCCTGACCGCAGTCCTCGTCGGCGCCGAGATCTGGGCGTCCGCCGACGGCAACTCGTCCACGGTACCGTGGACCGATTACTTGGTGCGGTACGTACCGGAAGAGGTCGTGTACGCGCTGCTCGGCGCGCTGCTGCTGTGGGCTCCGTTCCACTTCTGGCGGCGGTATCGGAAACGGAAGACGCAGCGGGACACGATCACGTAGGATCAGCCTCTGACGGAGAAGTCCCGGTACAGAACGGCCCCGCATCGCCTTCCCGGCGAGCGGGGCCGCTTCTTTGCATCCTGCCGAGGTGCCGCTGCGCGGGAGCTACCCGCCGCCCGGTGACCGGTAGCGGTCCGGCTTCAGCGTGACGCAAGGAGCAAAATCCCCAAGGACGCGCACACCCCAGCAGGAGTCGATGAGAAGGATATGCTCAGTCCCCTTCGGGCTCCTCGGCGATCTCGGGCCGGTGTTCTCTGATCCACGCCTCAACATCATCTTGCAACCAGATCGAGCCCATGGCCAGCGTCTGGTACGGCTCGGGGAAGCCGCGCCGGCCGATGATGAGGTAGGCGCGTTGCCTGCTCACTCCAAGTCGATCTTGGATCTCCTTGGCGCCCATGAACCTGATCTTGTGCACATGCAGATACTAAGGACATGTAGCCGAACAGTTGGGGGACGGCAAGTAATCTAAGACGTCTTCCGCATGTGTATAGGCAGTTGTAACGTCGGGTGGTGGAGGCGGCGGTGAAGCTTGATCAGAAAGTGGCCGCGAGTTCACTTGCTGATCTGACCCGTCGCCTCCCCTAACCGACTCGCGGCGGGAGGCCCGATGCACCTGTTCCCCTGGACCCGGCGACGAGCCCGACGGCAGGCGATCGCCGAGGCCCAGGCCCGGCAGCGCGCCGACTACGACCGAGCGGTCCGCCGCATCACCGCGCAGGACGAGGACCGGGATCCGGCCGATGAGCGGGAGCGGCCGTGAACGCGCACCTGCCGCTGCGCCCGTCGTGGGACTGCGCCGCCTGCGCCCGGCCGTGGCCGTGTGAGCCGGCGCGGGAGCGGATGGCCGCGGAGGCGGACACGTCGCTGCGGATCGCGGCCTGGTCGTGGCTTGAGGAGGCCATGCGAGACATGCCGGACGCGCCCGCGGGTCAGATGTACGACAGGTTCATCGCATGGACGCGGCAGGCAACCTAGGCCGCAAAATCCCCCCACCTCACCCTCGCAAGGAAGGGAGATGGGGGGGATGTTCGCGCCTGCCCAACCCCGCCACGCCACGCCCGGACTCGCCCAGACAGGCCTCGCCCCGACTGATGCGAGCTTAGCAAGCCCTGGATTTCACTGCCGGTGCCAGGTACCACATCTCTCGGACGTGAACCATTGGCCTTTCTTCAGGGTCACCTGGGGACGACCGCCCTGCGGTAGGTCGTTGTCGATGATGTTGTTGCCCTCGCTGTCCGAGGCTTTCATCCAGTAGCAGTCCATACCGGCCACATTCGTGGTGACTCGGTAGACGCCGGCCGGGAAGTCCCGTCCGACTAGTCCGGGCGTGTCTTCGTCGCTGATCGCGATGACCTTGGGTGCGGCAGGCTTCGCCACGGCAGGTGTAGTGGGCTTGGCGGCGGTGACCGTCGGTGCGGCGGTGGTCGCCTCGGTGGTCGCGGCGGGTGTCGGGTCGCGGGTGGTGTCTGAGGTGACCGCGCCGGTGGTGGTGTCGTTGCCGCCGATGAGGGCGCCGATGCCGCCGATTCCGCAAACCGCGAGCACTACCGCTCCGACGGTGGCGAGCACCACGTTGCGTGCGGTGTGCTTCTTCTTGAGTGCGGGCGGCGGCTGCTCGCCCTGCGGCTGCGGCGGCCAGTAGGGCTGGGGCTGGGGTTGTCCGGAGGCGTCGGGCGTCCGGTTCTCGTAGGTCATGGTCGTGCCTTCCTGTGGTTGGGTGGGGGTCGGACGCTCGCCCGCAGTGTGAGCGAGCAGTGGTGATCTAGCAACTGTGTGTCGTTGATCTGGCCTAGTCGGGTGATACGGAACTGACTGGCGGGTGAATGAACTGGACCCGGCGGCCTTCAACCAAGGCTCTTAACAGCGGGTTCACAGCACGGTTACAGGCGGGTTAACTCGACGGTCTCGCGGCCACTTCTGATCACCGTCCAAGAAGGGGACCGACATGACCAGGGCCATCGTCTTCGTGCCACCCGTCGAACACATGTTCATGTACGCCGACCAGTGCTACGAGCACGCCGGCCGCGAGGCATACGACGTCGACAGCTTCGTCATGGGCGACTGGCGGCAGGCAGCCGAGATCCTCAAGGCCGGCTACGCCGACGTCCTGCTCTACGCCCGCGAGGAGCACCTCGACCCGCACCGCAAGCCCCGCATCGAACGGGCCGCGCCGGACCTGCCGACGCTGCAGCCGGACGTGCAGGAGGTGTCCAGGTCGATGCTGCGCCGCCGCCGCCCCAACGAGATCTACTGACATCACGCCACCGCCTGGGAGCCGAGAACCGCGCGCCGCTTCGACGCCTCATTGACCGCCACGTAGATCGCCGTCGTCGCCGGCGACACGTGACCCATGAGCTCCTGCACGGCCACGAGATCCTTGACCTCGTCGTACGCCGCAGTGGCGAATGTGTGCCGCAGCCGGTGCATCGACACCTCGGGATAGCCGAGTGTGGTCAGCCGGTAGTTGCCACGGTGCGACACCTGCTGCCGGGTAAGTCTGCTGCCGTCGGTGTCCCGGGCGACCGGGCCCGGCGGCAGCGACTGGGCCAACTCCCATACCAGGTCATGGGTCGGCACGTACCGGTCGTAGCCGCCCTTGCCGTGCAGCCGGACCTGCTCCCGGGTGATGTCCTCGCGGTCCATGGCAGCGATCTCAGTGCACCGGGCGCCGGCGCGCCGGGCCAGCAGGAACCAGTCGCGGTACGGCGGCCGCGCCCGGGCGAAGATGTCGAGCAGCTGCGCTACCGGCACCGGCCGCGGCCTATACCTCGGCGGCGGCACCTTCGGCAGCCGGCGCGCCGGGTTGAAGTCCAGGCGCGGCTCGTCCGGGTCACACGCCCACGCGAAGAACCCGCAGACGACGGTGCGGTACCAGTTGCGGGTGGCCCGGCCGTGCCCGTCGGTGTTGATCCACTCCCGGAGCTCGTCCTCGCAAGCGCGGGTCAGGCCCTGCGGTAGCTCCCGGTCCATGCGAGTGAGCAGCTCGAGGTAGCCCTCGACGGTGGAGTCGGCGCGGCCGAGGTCCCGCAGGTGCCGCCGGTACGCGGCGAGGTGGCCGGTCATCACGGCCGCCACCGTTCGTCGTAGCCGCTTCTCTCTGCGTACGGCAGGGCGAGTCGTCGCAGCACCCGCTCCGCCAGGATGGCGTCAAGCTCATCGCAGGATTCAACCGTGGTGTAGTGCGACGCAGTGCGCAGCACGTCCCACAACTCGTCCAAGATCCGCCGCTTGGCGTCGACCTCGGCCAGCACGCGGGCCGGATCCCAACGGGCGATGTGCTCGGCGTCCTCGTGACTCGGTCGGCCGATGTCGTGAGCACCGACGCTGGCGATGACGTACATGCCGAAGGACTCGCTCGACTTCGATGCACTCGGTCCGCTGTGGCGGATGCTGGCGTTCGCCTCATCGCGCAGCCACGGAGCCGTCGAGGCCGCCCGCGCCACCCGCTCGTCGTCGTCGAGCTGCGCGCGCAGCCACGTGATCAGGTCGTTCATCGGTCGGCCCGCCGGCGCTGCTCGGCCAGGTCCAGGCCGGCGAGCACATTGCGAATCTGCCGCCGCGCCTCGGCGTCGTCGAGGTAGCCGTCGTCGGCGATGACCCGGATCCGCTCGACCGCCCATGAGCGTTTCCGGTCGGCGGGGCGGATCATGATGTGTGCCGCTATCAGCTCGACCTCTTTGAGGGAGCGTTTCGCGTCGGCTGCGGTGGATATGGTCATTGCTGGGGTCGCCTCCTAGCTGGCGATTCAAGGCCCTCCGTTGGCGTTCACGCGCCGCGGGGGGCCGTCTTGTTATGTTCAGGTGTTTCCTGCGGCTTGCCGGGCGGCCTCGCGGCGGCCCGTGTGATAGTCGATTGCCCGGTGCGAGCGGCCGGAGTACGCGGACCCACGGCAACGCTCGCCAGCGGGCGCGCCGCACACCGGGCAGTCGACATCGCGGCTAGTTATGCGCTTCCGCGCGCTTGATGCGGTCATGGCAGATCTCCTGAACAGGATGCGGTCTGATGCTGGCGGGTGTCAGGATGCTACGGCCATCGGCCGCTTGACCGGCCTGGTGTCGCGGGGCCGGCGGCTGCTCAGCGGTGTGGCCGATGGTGGCCCGTTGGGGTCACGCCGCGGCTGGCCGAACCGCCGAGGTGCGACGTGCCGGACGGGCTTCGGGTCATCCTTACGGCTGCTCGCTAAACTACGGTTGAGGTCACGGCTGACCGAACGGGTAGTGGCAGCTCCCCCGGACGGCGGAAATAGCTCGAGCACGTCGACGCCGAGCACGCGCGCAATGCGCTGAAGATCGGCCACGGTCATCTGCTGCCGTCCACGGACGCGGCGCATGACCCACATCTCGTTCTCGCCGAGAGCTCGGCCTAGATCGGCTTGATTCATCTCTCGGCGTCCCATCCAGGCGCGGATTTCTCCTGCTACCTGGCTGTTGAGCGAGTTCTCATGCTCAACGGGCGTCGTCGTCATGACGCAATAGTTACTCACTCACAGGGTGATAGTCAACAGTCCACGCATAGTTATCTACTCTGGGTGTTGTGCTCTAACGTCTGGCGTGAGACAGTTGCTGCCATGAGCGAGACACCAACGTATCAGGTGGCAATGGAGATCCGGGCCGTGATGGGGCGCAAACGCGTCACACAGACCGAACTCGCCACCTTGATCAACATGCCGGTTGCGACCCTGCGCCGCCGGCTATCCGGCGATATCGAGATCTCGGTCAACGACCTCGCCGTCATCGCCGCCGCGTTGGACGTGCCCGCCACCGACCTCATCCCCATCGCAGAGGAGCGCGCGTCATGACGTACGAGTACAAGAGGACCGTCGCTGCGGCGGTGGCCGAGACCAAGAGCAAGTTCGCGCTGGCCGAGGCGCTCGCGACCGACATCCCCCCGAAGCGTCGGGGACCCGGCCCCGAGATGACCGTCACCGAGCACTTGATCCTCGCCGTGCTGGAGATCAAGCAGGCCGGTGGCGAACCGCGCTCGGTCGAGACGCTCGCCGAGTACCGCGATGTCGCTCATTGGGTTTCCCGGGGAACCCCGGGAAACTATCGGTGGATTTCGGGCATCTCATTCACAACCCACCTTGAGGCAAACAAGGCCGGGCTCTCCTACGAGGAGTTCGCGAAGAACCCGAAGCGGCCCGCTCGCCGACCCGATACCGCCAAGAAGGCCGAGGCCGCGCGGAAGCTGCTCGACGACCCCGAGGTGGTCAAGCAGGTCATCAACGACCCGGCAACCCGCACCAGCGTGCGGAAGGCCCTCGACGAGGCGTACGCCGGCGCGCCCAAGCCGTACGCGGACCACACCGACAAGCAGCCGCACGACCACGAGGTCGAGGTGCTCGTCCGCCTCCGAGCGATCAGCGCAGCCATCAGGGCCGCCACCGACGTCATTCATTCCGGCCCATCGCTGGGTGCCACCACCGACGACCTTGCGGCCATCGTAGGCCGGCAGATCGAAGAGCTTCACGTCCTGCGCGAGGTCCTCGCCGGCCGCACCGACATGGACGCCGAACTCGCCAAGATCCTGGAGAACGGAGCATGAGCCGCCACCGGGTCGAGAACCGGGCGCACCTCATCTACGACTACCTGTGCCAGCACCTCGGCGAAGGGTTCACCATCGACGAGCTGTGCCACGCGGTCGGGATCAACGACGGCGCCACGACCCGTAGCGCCATCCGCCGCGCCCGCGACCTGGCCACCGAGGCGGGACTGCACTTCCCACCCGCCGTACCCACGACCGGGTTCACGTACCTGGTGACCAGGCTGCCCGGCGACGCACTCGACCCGGCGCTGCACATGGCCCGCATCGAGGCAGGTGTCCGAGCCCGCAAGCAAGACGGCACCGAGTACATGCGCCGGCACCTGCGCGACGTACCCCCCGAGCTTCGACCCCTCGCGCGGATGTTCGTCAACATGGAGCGGAAGACGGAACGCGCGCTGGCCGAGCTGCGGCGCGAAGCCGACGACATGATCGTTGAACTCGTCGCGCTGCGCCGCAGCGATCCGGAGCGGTAGGCCATGACCAGCCCCGGCGGACCCGGGCCGAAGCCGACCGGACCCACCCACCCGCAGCCGACCGGCCCCGGCCGCGGCAACGGCCACGCGCTGCCGCCCATCCTCGCCGCCATTGCGGCGTTGACCTTCGTCGGCCTGGTCGTCGCATCCAACTGGCTGACCGCCCGGTACGGCCTCGTGCTCGGCTTGGTCACCGCCGGCACGTTCACCGCCGGCCTGGTCCTGGCTGCCCGTGACGCCGTCCGCGAGGCCGCGGGCATCTGGGCGTCGCTCGGTTGCGTCGCCGTTGGCTGCGCCCTGTCCGTGGTCATGTCGACGCCGCAACTAGCGCTGGCATCCGGGGCCGCGTTCGCCCTGTCCGAGTTGGTTGACACCGCGGTCTACGAGCCGCTACGCCGCCGCAGCCGGACCCGGGCGTTGGCCTGGTCCAACCTGGTCGGCTCCGTGGTCGACAGCGTCCTGTTCCTGACGCTGGCCGGGTTCCCGCTATGGCCGGCCGTCGCCGGTCAGGTCGCCGTGAAGTGGGCCGTCTGCGTCGCGCTGCCCCTGCTCGCTATCGGGGGTGCCCGTGCGGTACTTCGCGACCGCCTCCGGACCGAAGGTGCGTGACGCGATGGCCGCCGGACTGCTCGACCAGATCATCACCCCGGCCGCCGGCAACGCCATCACACCTGGGGTGGCCTTCTGCGCGGATAACGGGGTGTTCGGTGGCACCTATCCCGGCGACGACGCCTACCTCGCATGGCTCACCGACCGGCAACACCACGCCGACGCCTGTCAGTTTGTCGTCGCGCCCGACGTCGTCCGCGGTCCCGCTGGTGAACTGCGGCCGGACGCCGCGGCGACGCTCGCCCGCAGCGCGCCGATGCTGCCGCGCATCCGGGCGCTCGGCTTCCCCGCCGCCCTGGTGGCGCAGAACGGCCTCGAACACCTTGACGTGCCGTGGGACAACTTCGACGTGCTGTTCATCGGCGGCGACGACGGGTGGAAGGAAGGCCCGCACGCCGCACGGTTGGCCGCCGAGGCGAAGGCGCGCGGCAAACCGGTGCACATGGGCCGGGTGAACAGCCTGCGCCGGCTACGGATCGCGCAGGCCATCGGCTGCGACTCGGTCGACGGCACCTTCCTCGCGTTTGGCCCCGACCTGAACCTGCCCACCCTGCTTGCGTGGCTACGCGAGATCGCCTGGCCGACCCTCTTTGACCTGCGAGGTGTGGCATGACCGGCCCGACCCGCGGCAACGGCCACACGCTGCCCGACCTGCCGCCGCTCGACGAGGTCGTCCTGTCCGCCAGGATCCTCGGCGAGCAACTCATCAACGCCCTCGGCCGCGACTTCGACCCGCAGACCGCATCCATTGCGGAGGCGTACCCAGGCGAGCCGCTGGCCCACGTCAAGCTGGCGATGCTGCGCTCTGACGTCCTGCAGGTGCTGCGCGGGCTGACCGAAGTGAGTCGCCTCGCCGTCGGGAATGCGGCCGACCGTGTGATGTTCCCAGACCGCCCGGCCCTTACGCCGGGTGAGACCCGGAGGACCGCATGAGCCGCGACCAGTCGCTCTCCATCGAGGACCTCGCCCAGCGTTACGCGGCCGGCGAAACCGTCCGCGGTCTCGCCGCCTCGATCAACCGGTCGTACGGATTCGTCCACAGCAAGCTCAGCGAGGTCATGCAGCTGCGGCCGGCAGGGCCGCCCCGCGTCCTAGACGAGGACACCCGCACGCGCAGGCGCAGCATCTATCCCACCGCCCAGAGCCGGGCACAGACCGCCCTGTGCCGTGAGCACCACGGCCGCTACCGCGAGCTTTATCAGGAGCAGCAGCAGACCCGGCCCGACGCGACACCCTCTGCCTGGCAAAGCGCGGCCAGAACCGCGCTGGGACACGAGTACTCCGCGCGATACCGGCAGCTGTACCTCGCCGCCGTAGCGGACCTACGGGCCGCGCGTTTCGAAGACCGCCCGGGTCCGGACGCCCGGGTGAAGGCGCTGACGCCCAGCGGTGCCGCCGGCTCGCCCCCGGCGCGCGAAAGCGACGACGCGCCCCAAGCCGTCCGAGCAGGGGCAAACGTGACAGCACCACCGACGTAGTTGCGGCTCGCCCCGGTGTCTCGGGACGAGCCGCGGACAACCCCACCCAGCACGCCGAAAGGACAGAAAGGGGTCGACCAATGGAAACGGTAGCCGTGGTCGAACGAGAAGAGAAGCCGGCGCGGGAGCTTCGCCGCGGCGACTGGACGGCATTGTGGTTCATCGCCGAGGTGCGCTACGCCGAGGTGTACGTCGAACGCGGCAGGGAGGTCGTGCTGGTCGTCTCTCGGGATCCGCATTACAGCCATCCCGAGGTGGACCGACTGGACGCCGACCTGCGGGTGACCCTCGCCAACCCGGATGAGATTCCGGAAGACCCGTTCGCGTCCGGCCGCGAGCTCGACGACGAGCCCGGCCTATTGCCTTCGTGGGTCGAGGGTCACCACGAGACCGGCCGAACACCCTCCTGACTTCGGTGCTCGACGTCCGGCCCCCCCTGTCGTCGAGCACCGAGCGGCCGGGCCCGACCCCATCCAAGGCCCGGCAGGCCCGGGACGTCGGACTCGCACCCGACGTCCCGGGCCACACCCGAACCACCCGAACCGCGACACCCCGGAAGGCCACATACAGCTATGACCGATCTGATCCTGGAAAACAAGAACCAGCCCAACGAGACGGCCGTCTTCGGCGGCGGCGCGGTCATGATGACCCCGATGGTCGACGAGGACTACTGGACCTATCGCGTCCGGCTGTCGGAGAAGCAGGCCGTTCTCGGCTTCCCGAAGTTCCTGACCGTAAGCATCGGCTTCGCGCAGGAAGAGGACTGGAACACCAACTTCCCCTACACCTGCGATACCGAGGAGATCTTCCAGCACATCAAGCACAACAAAGGCGACGACTCGATCGCCGACGACGACGTGCGCGTCGCGATCAAGCTCATCCAGGACGCCGCGACGGCCGACCGGAGCGCGTCGTGACCATCACCAGCATCTACGACACGGGCGAAATACCAGCCCCGGTCGGCGAGCGCACCGCCAACCTCGCCCCGTACGGTTTCCTGCCACCCGCCATGCGCCGACCCGACGCCACCGAGGAAATCCCAGTCGTCCGGCCGGACGAGACGGGTCTGAACATCCTGCGCCCTACCATCCCCGCCGCGCCGTTCTACCGCCGTTACCGTGGCCGTCACCGCCGCGAGCCGAGCGTCCTGCCGGTGCTGCTGGTGCTGGTCGGCCTGTGGGTGTTCGGCTGCGGCGCCGCCATGCGCATGGTCGGTGCGTTTTGAGCGCCGACGTGAAGCCGAACGCTGAGCCGGACGCCGACGGGTCGCGGGTTATCACCCCGGCCGAGATTGATGCGCTGAACGGCCGTAGCCGATTGCTGCGCGGGGCCAGCCTGTGGCCGACCCAGCCGGTCCGGGTCCACCGCTTCTGGTGGCGGTGGACGGTCGCCGCGCACCCAACCGGGAAGGTCGTCGCCCAAGGTCACGCATTCTTCGAGCGGTGGGCTTGGCACGCGGCCGGCCGGGCCGCGGCGCAGATCTACAACGCCAAGCACAAGCCGCAGAAAGCCGAGGCCGAGAAATGACCGCCTACTTCCGCGTCATCGTCGAAGACCTGGAGACCGGCGATGTCCGGTCCATGGAGATCGCCGAGGGCGACTACACGCTCATCGCGCTCGAGCCGTGCCACCTGACGTACACCTCGCGGTCCGCCAACGGGACCGTGCAGCTGACGATCAAGGACCACCACCCGGCAGGCCCGATGCGTAACGCCTACATGGAGAACGCCCAAGGACAGCGGGCCGAGACATGAACCGGTACTTGATCTGGTCGAACGAACACGCGATGTGGTGGCGGGAAAACGAGTCGGGTTACACGCAGCACATCGACGAAGCCGGCCGCTACGACCGGGCCGACGCCGAGCGCATCGTCGCGGACGCCACCGTCGGCGGGCAGCTGTCCACCCAGCGGGAGGACCCGCGCAACGGCTGCAAGTACCGGGAGTTCTCCGAGGTCATCGTCGCCGCACCCGAAACGCTGGAGGCAACCGAGTGAAGATCGCTCGCAGGGACAACGGCCGCGGCCACTGGTACATCGACCTCGACACCGGCGAACGTGTGCCCGGGGTCACCACCCTCGTCGGCGACGGCATGCCCAAACCCGCCCTGCTCAACTGGGCCGGCGAAGCCACCGCCGAATACGCCGTGGACAACTGGGACGACCTCGCCAAACTGCCGCTGACCGAACGGCTGAAGAAGATCAAAGGCGGCCGCTACGAGAAACGCGACGCCGCATCCAATAAAGGCACCCAGGTCCACAAGATGGCCGAGCGGCTCATCGCCGGCGAGAAGGTCACCGTCCCCGACGCGCTCACCGGCTACGTCGACTCCTGCGTGAAGTTCCTCGACGAGTTCGACGTCCGCGCCGTGCACGTCGAAGCGGTCGTCTACTCCGAGACCCGCCGACACGTCGGCACCATCGACCTGATCGCCGACGTTCTTCTCCCGGACATGCCCGAATACGACCACATCGACCGCGGCGAGGACGGCTACTCCCGCGGCCTGCTGGATTGGAAGACATCCAAATCCGGGATCTTCGGCGACGTCGCCATGCAGCTGTCGCCGTACCGGTTCTCCGAATATCTGATCACCGCCGACGGCGAGGTCATCGACATGCCGCCGGTGGACTTCTGCGCCGGGATCCACCTGCGGCCGGACGGCTACACGTTCGTGCCGCTGTTGTGCGGCGAGGAGCAGTACCGGGACTTCCTGTACATCAAGGAAGTGGCGCGGATCCAGGCGGGGCTGCGGGATCTGGTCGGCGAGCCGATCGTCCCGCCGACCGCCTCGGTGTACGTGCTCGAAAAGGCCGACGGGGGGATGGAGTCCTGATGTCGGTCCAAGCCATCCCGGGCGCCGACCTGAAGTCGATCGACGAGGC